GCCGTATTTTCTCACGACGATGTCAGGTCACAGCACGGTGCAGTCCCCGAGACCCTGTCTCGCTTTTCGTTCCCGTACGCGGATTTACATCCAACGGGCTTGTCAAGAGTGGGCGTACATCTTTGGATGTCCGTCACCCACGGTCAACCTTGATTCGGATTCTTGCCTTGGAATGGCATCCGAAGTCAAGAAGCTTCTGTCAGAGTGTCCTTCCATGGATCACGAGGCCATTATGGCCTGGCAAAGCATGAAGAAAGGTCTCCCTGATTCATGCAAATGCATGGAATTGCCGCTTTTGACGAAGGTTGTTGAGAACTTCGGGCTTGGACAAGTTCCGATTCCTTCTGACTACCTTTCTTTCGTGCGTTCTGAAGCGCGACGCCTTTTCCGCAAAGGATGGGCGAAAGGGGTTTACGAGAATCGGGTTTTGACTTGTTCACCCGGGTTGTCTGGTACCGTCGATTCCCCCAGAGCTCATGGTGGATGCCAATCCGACTGGCAAAACGAACACGCTTCTTTCCTGGAAACGTGTCTCGGTTCTGACGCCGTCAATCTCGACCCTCTTCTTGGGGCCGAACTGATGGTCGTCCAGTCGGCCGGCAAGCCCCGTCCTCTGACGAAGTTTGTCGGGGAGTCTCTCGTCCTAAAACCTCTCCATGATTCCATTTACGACCGCCTGCGCGGTTGTCGATGGTTATCAGTTGGGGATGTCAGGGCGGAAACCCTCGATCGAGCTCGGTTCTCGGAATCGATTGGCGGCGTTTTGACCTCTGGCGACTACAAATCGGCGACTGATCAATTGTCGCTCGAAGTAGCCGAGGTCATTTTGTCGGAAATCCTTCGCGGCGCTCCTGAAGTGCCCGCACACCTGAAAGAGTACGCTATGCGTGCTCTTCGTCCGTCCCTGTTCCATGAGGGACTCGGACTCAAAGGTATGCGGCCTTCCCGAGGTCAGATGATGGGATCCTATCTTTCTTTTCCTCTTCTCTGCCTTCAGAATCGCTTTGCGTTTCTTTATGCAATGAAGGAGGCCGGTCACTCTCGTGGTGACTCGGAAAGGATCCCTTGTCTGATAAACGGTGACGATATCCTTATGCAGACGTCTTTACGGGCGTCTGATATTTGGATGAAGACCGTTTCTTCTCTCGGTTTGGAAGTCGAAAGGACGAAGACGAGCGTTGACGAACACTTCGGTACTCTCAATTCGACCTTACTTCGTTGGAGTGGGGGGAACCTTCGGGTTCGTCCCACTCTACGATTTGGTCGCTTGAAGCAGGCCGAGTTCGTCAACTCGCTGTCAGTTGCTTTTCGAGACTGGCTCGCAGGAGTGAAGGGCAACCTTCGCTTCAGAGCCGGGGTGGTATTCTTCAAGCGCAACTTAACTCTCCTCCGCTCAACTAAATTGAGTCTGTTGGAGCTTGGGTTTCGCGGGAGATTAGCTCACCGTCTCGGGGTTCTTTTTTCGATGGATTCGGCCCTTCTTGAGCTTTCTCCTCCACCGATTCCGGTCGGACACAATTGTGTACCGGATTCGCTTTGTACAATCAAATTGGAGGAGGATTGTGCCCCTGAAGTTCTCTTGGCTAACGATCGTGAGACCGCTGCTTGGAAGTTCTCTTTCGAGTATCGTCAATGGCTTGACCGGGCAAAGGTTCTTTATTTTGTCCGGTTGAGCGCCATCAACTCGCGTCGTGAGCCGCGACCTCGTCTGGCGGAGGTGAGGTCCTGGGTTACCCCGGTTTCCTCACTTCCACTCTTTCTAGAGCCTCGACCGTCCAAGCCTCGCCGACGGTGGATCTTCGACTCATTGCTTATGCAAAGAGACGAGGGTCCTCCCCCCGCGTACTCGGATCGAATTGGGGTCTCGCTCCCTTCGGGGGGCCACGACGTGACAAAGACCGGGAAAGACAGTAAAGACAGTTGGGGAGCGATCGACTTCGGCATTCGCTCGGCATCGCACGTTTAGTGCGTCGACCAAACTCAATTGTTCGGGCTTTCTTTTCCTGTTGCCGATGATGTCAACGGTTTCCACCTGGTTACGGTGTTACCCGAAGGCCTTCCTGTGGTGAGTATCAGACGTCCTTTCGGGACGCCTCTCACAGTCGGTTAACCCCCAGTGGGCGTTTAGTAGCTGGCAGCTACGTGAATCCTTTGTTCCGGATTCTTCGTTCCCGGGTGCTTCACAGGCGGGAGGTAGGGCTAACCAGGCGGGCTCCTCTGACTAGGTCAGTGGGTGGA